AATTTTTGAGAATGTCATGCCGTTCAGATCTTTCTTCGCAGCATGCAATTTTGCCCAAAGACTCAGCGAATCAGAAGGCGGGGAAATCGTGGAAATAAAATTGAGAGGATAACAGAATGAAAATAACAGGAAAAAAAGAAATAGTAAAAGCGGCTCTAACAAGGTTTCCTACAACCAGAGATAGTGATTTTATGCTTATTGCTTTTATTTGGTGGCAAGAGTTACCAGAAGAAGCAAAAAAAAATGAAGCGGTAAAAGCGTTTTTTGTTAGATTGTCTAATGGAGATTTCAGCAACCCCGAAAGCATAAGGCGAGCAAGACAATTGATACAAGCCCAAGACGAAACACTAAGGGGGGAGTCATACAAATACAAAGTAACCAAGGAGGAGAAACTTGTTAGAGATGAGATCATCAATGACTCCCGTCAATATCCATAGTTAAAAAGATTTTGAGCCATGGAAAGGCAGCAAATTGCCTTAAATAGGCGGTTTGATATAATGGGGGCAAAAAAAAGAGCCTACGCAAAGCCTTATAGAATAAAGGATTAGCAAATCAATATGATTATGTGATTGCATTAATTCAAATGAAGTTTATGTTTCAACCATCAGCGGGAAGCACCGCAACCAACCAAACCAAACCAAACACTACTACAATGACCAGCAAAGAAAAAAGCCAATCCGTTCTTAACCTTTACAAGAAGTTTGAAAGCGAAAATTGCCATGCCGAAAATTACCTTTTGCTTGCAAATTATATGCGAGACGATGAAGCAATTACGATTGCCCGTTTAAATATCGAATTCTCAAAACAGCACGGCTACGTCAATATGGATATGCGTAATTTAGCACATAAGTATTGCAACTGTTTCCACGCTATCCTAATCGCAAACTGCAAAGGATAATCAACCAACCAACCAACCACTACACTACAAACATGAAAAAGCAAAAATCAGCAGTCGAGTTCCACGTGGAGCTTTCTCAATGGTATCTCAAAAACCATAAGCCAAGCACGGGCAAAAACAGGAGACAGGATTCCTTCTTTACCACTTTGGCATATCAAGAAACCGAGTTCGGCAGATGCGGAGATCTTAACAATGCCGTAGACCCCTTGCATGAGCTTGAATGGTCAGAGGCAATATTCGACAAGGCAGCGCATTTAGACGTAGCAATCAAGTTCCTAGCATGGGCGAAGCGTTCAATTGAAGAAACGGGAGACACGCCCTCAATGCTTCAGCTTGTGAATCAATTGCACAAGGACGTTCTCATGGGCGCTCAAAGCGTTTCAAGGAGTTCTTCAACACCTACAAACATGGTGAAGGCAAAAGTGCTTGAGGTAAAGGCGAGGTATTTAGACCGCTTCATGTATGAAGTTGAGTTCACGGAAAAAAAATAATAACAAAAGGAGAATAAGAAAATGGATACAGAAAAAGAATACCCTCACCCTTACGTTGTTTGTTCTGGTCACCTTCAAGGGGTTTGCATAACGGCAGCAACCATGCTCGATTTTATAGCGGATTATATGGAAGACGATCTTTATACAGTCCAAGAATTGAAAGCAAAAATAAAGCATCAAGTAAAGATGTTAGAGCAAGCAGACAAGGACGTTAATTTAGTCCTCAAGAATCACTACGAAGCAATAACAAAAGATTTAAAATAATGAACGCAAAAACAGAACACTTAACGGAATCAGATTTGCAATATGCAAAGCAGCACGGCTTGAGCATTGAGGATATGGTTTCCTTTAAACAAGACATGCAGCAAGAAGTAGAATTTGAAATCAAAGCACGGCAGCAAGAAGATTACGCCGAGGCGATGCAATGGGCAAACCCAGAAATAGATTAATGAAAGAGATTAATAGATTCTTGTTAGAAACCGTGGCAATCATTTTGATTTTTTCGATAATGGGTTTTGCTATGGGAGTTTTAGCGATAGAAATAATAAAACAATGAAAATAGAAAAAGTAATAAAAAGCGAACTCAACCCAAGACAGATTTGGATCTTACAGCAATTACTCGAAACGGATAAGAAAACAATGAGGGATCTGACAACTGATTTTATGAGCAGAGTGAACCTAACAAATGCAATAGACGTGTTAGAGCAGCGGAGGTTTGTTGTTAGGTCGAGAGAAGCAAATTATAATTCCGAGCAAGATCGAAGACTTGTAATGGTTGGAATTACCGAAGGGGGCAAAAATAAAATCAATAGCATTATGCGGTGAATAGACATCAAAATCACCGCAAAGCAGGTCATATGACCTTAAAAGCAGTTCATTCATTGTAGTAAGTGAAAAAAAGCAGCCTCGCAAATCCTTGTTAAATCAAAGGTTTGCGGGGTTTCTTGCATAATAAGATGATTATGTGATTGCATTAATTCAAGTAATGGTCATATTTCATCCATCAGCGGGAAGCACCGCAACCAACCAACCAACCAACCAAACACTACAAAAACATGAGAAACCAAATAACAGCAGAACAAGACTTTAAACGCCATTGCAGACTTGCCGTCGCTTACAGTGAAACAATTCACAACTTTGATTTAGAAGATGAATACATGGAGCGGGAATCTAAGCATTGGGATTTTTGCACAAGTAAGGGAAAGACACTGCCTAACCAAGATAAGGAATATTTTGCACAATCCCCTTATTCATCTATTGAAGTTTGTGGCAGTGGATACGTTCTGAGAAATCACGTTACGGGCAAGCGTTTTCCCTTCGCAACTTATAAAGCTGCAGTAATGGCAAGGGGTGGAGTTTCACAACGCTACCAAGCCATTAACAGGGGAGATACTCCAGCACTTAGCACGGCTGGCATCTAACCAACCAACCCCCCGAAAGGGGGGACAACCAAACAACCAACCAACCGAAAAAATGGGAAACAATAACAACGTAATTATTTACACAAGCGCAGCAGATTTTTATGAGGGCATTTATGAACTCACAAAATACGGAGTAAAATTTATTGGTCATCATAACGAATTGAAAATTGAATTGCTCGGAGGATATTAAACCAAACAACCAACAAAAAAAATGAAAATTAAAAAAGGGAATTACATCAAGTCCAAGGAGAACCCGCAATTGGGGCAATTTAAAGTCATGGAAGATAACGGGGTCTGGTTTAAGATCGTAGGAAAAAGAAACGCAATTATGCTCTTTCATTCCGTAGCACGGCAGAAGTGGCAAGTAGTCGCAAAAGATGACTCTTCAGCAATCGCAAATATTCAATACTAAAACCATGAATCAAATCACATTAACTCCCGCTTATGGGAGAGATTACAAAAGCGCAAAAGCAATAAAAGCCGATTGGGATTCTGGCAAAGATTTTTTGATTGCTCAATATGGTCATCCTTATGACGGCAAGCCAGCAAACAAGTCAGACATGAAAGGCGTTGCTGTATCAATTCGCTATTCACAGATGCGGAAGGTCACAATAATTCAAAACTAAAAACGATGAAAAGAAAAACCGATGCGGAAAGAAGCGAGACGGAGAAAATATTTTGGAAGATCCAAGGGTCAGAAGTATTTGAGCGCAAGGGGCAAGAGATTGATCTCATGGGGGAATTGATTGCTCTTTGTGATTCAATGCGAAAAAATAAAGTCCCCGATAGAGAATGGTCTTTGGGGGAAGATTACGGCTTCACCATGGCTGATTTAATGACAGGATCATACTACGCATTAGCAGAATTACACGCAGGGCAGCATAGCGAGACCTACGCAGCCTTGTGTGCTGTGGCGACAATATACCAACCAAGTGCCTACGGCTACGACTACGAGCGAGGCACGGGCGAGGAAACAGTATACGAAGCGATTGGTTATCATTTATTTGATCCAATTAACGACAAAATGATCTAAAACGGGCTTTTTGATTAAAGTAAGCATTTAATGTTGACTACATCAAACTTAAAAGACAGTTTACCCGCATCATGAGTTTAGAAGAAAACAGCATTTTTATGGATTGGACTCCTAAGGAATTATCAGCATTAAAATCAGCAACGCAAAAATTGCGAGCGAAGCAACCAGACAAGCCCAGACGAATTAATTTAAAGACAGGAGTCAAGGGTTGCCATTACCATAGAGGGCACGGCAAGTATTTAATCTACGCATTAATTGACGGAGCGCAAGTCTACGCTGGAAGAATGGAACACTTTGACAAAGAAAAAGCAATCGCTTTGCAGCAAATCAAAATAGAAGAATACAATAATAAACTACTATCAAAAAATGAAGATTGAAAAAAAGCACGGAGGTGTTAGAAAAGGAGCGGGAAGACCGAGGATTGACGAGGTAAGAATTACCCTTTCAATGCTTACCGATGAACAAACGGCTCTTAGGTTTAAAACATTAGCAGCAACATTAAATTTGTCCTACCCGAAAACCTTAAGGTTCTTGTTAGATCAAAATAAAAACAAATGAAAATTGTAGAAAGAAAAATCAAGGATCTCATTCCTGCAGAATACAACCCAAGACAATTAAGGGAAAAGCAATTTGAGGAAATCGAAAAGAGCCTTTCTAAATTTGGCTTTGTTGATCCTGTTATAGTAAACAAGAAAGCACCGAGAGAAAACGTAATAGTTGGAGGACATCAGCGCTGCAAGGTTTGGAAATCGTTAGGAAACGAAACAGTTCCAACTTTCGAGGTGAATCTCTCTCTCGAAGAAGAACGAGAATTAAATGTTAGATTAAACAAAAATACTGGAGAATGGGACTTCGATTCTCTGGCTAATTATTTTGAACAAGAAGAATTGATTGAGTGGGGTTTTGAAGAATACGAGCTTGGCATGGTGGAGGATGTTGATTTAGACGACTTCTTCGATGACGAGGAAAAGGAATCTTCAGATGCGCTTCCTAAAATTGTGTTAGAATACACTGAAGAAGAACATAAAAAAGTGACCGAGGGCTTAAAGAAGATTGCTGGCACTCCAGAAAACGCTGTTTGGAAACTTCTCGGCTTCAAGGAATGAAAATCTACCTTGCGGGAACTTCCCCCGACAACTTGAGGAAGTTGGAACAAAAAGCAAACATTCTCGAAAGCTTCGCCTACATGAAGAAGCACAAGAAGGACATTCATTTGCTGCTAAGAAACAATTTTATGTTAGATAGCGGCGCTTTTACATTCATAGGTGACAAAAAAACAAAAATCAATTGGCGTATATATACTGAAGAATACGCCAAATTTATAAACGAGAACAATATAGAATTATTTTTTGAGTTAGACATCTATTCCGTCATTGGAACAAAAGAAACCGAAAATTTGAGAACTTCAATTGAAAGCATGACTAACAAGAAATCAATTCCTGTTTGGCATATCTTTCTAGGTATTGATTACTACAAATGGATGGTAAAAAATTACGACTACATAGCAATAGGAGCAAGCGGGAGGCACGATAGTAAATGGACAAGAACCAACCCAGAAAAATTAAAAGCGTTAGTTCAATATGCGAAGAAGCGAGGAACAAAAGTCCACGGCTTAGGTTATACTGTAATGAAAACGCTTAAAGAAATTCCTTTTCATTCGGTTGATAGCACGACTTGGCAGCATAACGGGCATAGATTCGGAAAGATATACAAGTTTACAGGAAACGGAATGAAGAACATCCACCCTAAGAAAAACGTCAAAAACAAAAACGGATTGATAGACCACAATTTTAAAGAATGGGTAAAGTTTCAATCTTACGCAGAAAGCAATCTTTAACATGAATGTTCTTGGTCACATAGCGGTTGGTCTAATTGGTTATGCTATAAGCAAAGATCCGCTTTTCTTGTTGGGTTCTATCCTCCCCGATGCACCTTTGATAGCAAATGAAATGCGGAGGACTCAATTCAATAAATGGGATGTTAAAGGCAAGTGGTTGTATGATGTTACTCACTCCCTTTATACTCCAGTTGTCCTTTTCTTTATTTCACCAATCACAAGCCTTGCTTTCCTAATCCACATTCTGTTAGACGTTCCTTTTCACAGCAGTGCTTTTCGATGGAAGCCGTTTCTTTTTAACAGATACAAATCTACCAAGAAAGCTTTGCTGTTAAGCGGTGGTGCTGACAGTGTTGCTTGCTTCATGACTGAAAAGGATTATGATTGCTATTACTTTAACTATGGGCAAGAGTATCACAGTAAAGAATACCGTTATGCTGAAAAAATTTGCGAGAAATACGGCAAGAAATTAAATGTGATAAATTGCCAATGGGGACATGATGCAAAAAACCGAAACTTCATGCTGATTTCAACCCTAACACAATTAGGATATGATGAAGTGATAATAGGAACGAGAAACCTCCTTCCATTCTTCGACAAATACAAAGACAGCAATTGGTTTAGCCTCAAAATATATCAGTATTTACTACGTGTTTATATCAATACTCCTTTAGTCGGTCTTTTCAAAAAGCAAATAAGCAATAAATGCCAACAAGAAGGCTATTATTCAAGTGAGAATTACAAAAAGAAAAAATGATATATCTATCAACCAAAATAATTCCGTTAGGGTCAACTACATTTAGACAATGGAGGGCTGATAGTCATTGCAAATACATTCATGGCTACAGGCTTCTAAGCAAAATCTGGTTTACTGCGGATAAATTAGACAAGAACAATTGGGTCTTTGATTTTGGAGACTGCAAGCGATTAAAATACATGTTAGAATATCAATTTGACCACACATTTTGCTGCGCTGCAGATGATCCAGAGATTGAAACATTCAGAAGACTAGAAGAAAGGGGATTGTTGCAGTTGAGAGTGATGGAAGAGGCAGTAGGAATTGAGGCAACCGCAAAGTGGGTCTTCAATCTTGCCAATAATCATGTAGAGGATAGAACGAGGGGAAGGGCTTGGGTTTCTAAGGTGGAAGTTTGGGAGCATGAAGGGAATAGCGCAATTTACGAAATAGACAAATGAAAGACTATCTAACATTAAGCGATGATCTCGCTTTTTACACAATCGAAGGAGAAGGAGAGCACATAGGAAAGCCGTCAGTATTTCTAAGGTTATCGAATTGCAATCTAACCTGTAAGGGGTTTGCAACAGAAGATTCTCCCCATGGTTGCGACTCTTACATTTCTTGGTCAAAGAAAAACAAATACACCTTTAAAGAATTAAATGATTTTTTTGCTCGTAATCTTTTCGATGGATATTTGAGAAGGGGTGCTATTTTAAAAATAACGGGAGGAGAACCATTGCTTCAAAGGGTTGCGCTCAAGGCTTGGCTTATTACATTTGAGGAACGCTTCGGCTTCATGCCTTGGATTGATTTTGAAACAAACGGAACTATTCTTGTAGATGACGAATACTGGGGAGAAGATAATGAAAAAGTTTCCTTCACAGTTTCACCAAAGCTTTCTAACAATGGAGATCCAGAAAAGGTTAGATACAAACCCAAAGCAATTAAATGGTTGAGCGACAACGGCGCTTGCTTTAAGTTTGTGGTAAGCGAGCAAGAACAGGTAAAAGAAATCTATGATATGTTCATAGAAAAAGGATTGGTTGCCAAATCAAGAGTTTGGTTGATGCCTTGCTGTGGCAGCAGGGAAGAACACACTCAGAAATCCGCAATGGTAGCAGAACTCTGCAAATGGAATAATTTCAACTTCTCCCCAAGACTGCAACTGGTCATCTGGGACATGGCTCTCAAGGTCTAACAATTTTTAAACATGAAAAAGGAACACGTAAACATTAGCGACATCATCAACAAAATTCCAAGCAACTTAGGGCAAGGGCATAGAATTTACGGCATACCAAAAGGGGGTTGGAACATTGCCAACCTTCTAGAGAAGCAAGGATACGGATTGATTGAGTATGACGTTACAAAGGCAACTCTCATTGTTGATGATATTGTAGACTCTGGGGCAACCAAGGAACGCTACCAGCAGTTAAACGCAAAGGCAGACTTCTTTGCGCCATACGACAAGACCATTGAGCCAAACCTTCCTTGGATTGTGTTTCCTTGGGAGGGAGGGCAAGAGGCAAGTGTTGAGGATTGCGTAGTAAGGCAACTGCAATATTTGGGGGAGGACATCAATAGGGAAGGATTGTTAGAAACACCAAAGCGAGTAGTAAAAAGTTGGAGCAAAATCTTTGGCGGCTACAATGAAGATCCAAAGGATCATATTAAGCTATTCGATTCTGAGGGATGCGATGAAGTCGTTCTCTTGAAAGATATAGAGTTTTATTCAAATTGTGAGCATCACATTCAGCCATTCTTTGGCAAAGCGCATATTGCTTACATTCCTAACAAGAACGTTATTGGAGTGTCTAAGCTCGCCAGAATCCTTGAAGTATTCACAAGGCGACTGCAAATCCAAGAACGCATAGGAACACAAGTAGCAGACGTATTGATGGAAGAGTTAAAACCCCATGCTGCTGCCTGTTTAATTGAAGCAAAGCACTTCTGTATGGTCTGCCGTGGAGTAGAGAAGCAAAACTCAACAATGATGACCTCTGCCTTGCGTGGAGTATTCAAAACAGACGCAAGCGCAAGAGCAGAGTTAATGTCCATGATTCAAAAATGAGCGAAGAAGTTCAAATCGACAAAAGTATAGCGGGAAGACCGAGGATTGTCTTTGATCTTGAGATCATCGAAAAGCTCGCAGGGCTTGGTCTTAGGCATGAAGACATAGCTGACTGGCATGATTGCACCACTAGAACAATCGAACGAAGAATAGCGGAAGACGATGAGTTTTGTCGGGCTTATAAAAAGGGAAGAAGCCGACTTAAAGCACGATTGAGACAAGCGCAATTAGACGCTTGCTGGAGTGGCAGCATACCTATGATGATTTGGATGGGTAAGCAATTGTTAGACCAGAAAGATAAAACGCAAAACGAGACAGACATCCAAATGAAGGACATTACGCCAACTATCAACTTGATTGCTAAAAAGCCAGATGGCGAATGATTATGAATTAAACATAGGATTGCACGACAAGCAGTCTGAAGCGTTCTTTTCTACCGCCAATGAGGTTCTCTACGGGGGAGCAGCGGGAGGCGGTAAATCGCACTTGATGCGGATTGCTGCAATAAATTGGTGCTGCGAGGTGGCAGGGCTGCAAGTATATCTCTTTCGGAGGGTTTCTGAGGATCTTTATAAGAATCACATGGAGGGAGCGGGAGGTTTTCACGCCTTGCTTGGTCAGTGGATTGGTGCTGGATTGTGTTCCTACAATGCCTCCAAAAACGTAGTTCAATTCTGGAACGGCTCAAAGATTTGGCTTTGTCACTGCCAACATGAAAAAGACAAGTTTAAATATCAAGGTGCTGAGATTCACGTCTTGATGATTGACGAACTAACACACTTCAGCGAATCAATTTACAGATACTTGAGAGGACGCTGCCGAGTTGGTTCTTTATCTCTGCCTAACAAGTATGAGGGATTATTCCCTAGGGTTCTTTGCGGCTCAAATCCTGGCGGGGTTGGTCATACTTGGGTTAAGAGAACTTTTGTAGATAATGCTCCTTACAAATCCATTGTTAAGATGGAGAAGAAAGAAGGGGCAATGCGGAGGCAATACATTCCCGCACTTCTAACGGATAATCCTACTCTTGATTATGAAGAATACTCTGGAAACTTGGAAGGGCTTGGTTCTCCAGACTTGGTTAAGGCAATGCTAAACGGAGATTGGAACATTGTAGCGGGAGGAGCGTTAGACGACCTTTGGCGTTCAGATGTTCACGTTTTAAAACGCTTTAAGATTCCTTTCTCATGGAGGTTAGATAGAACGTTTGACTGGGGAAGTTCTACGCCCTTCTCGGTGGGCTGGTGGGCTGAAGCAAACGGGGAAGAAGCGGAGTTAGAAGACGGCTCTACATTCTGCCCGCCTAAAGGAACGCTGATAAGGATAGCTGAGTGGTATGGTGCTGAACAGGTAGGAACTAACAAGGGCCTTGCTCTAACGGCAAAAGAAATAGCCAGAGGGATTCTTGAAATGGAAAAGCAGTTACTTGAATTGGGCTGGATAGCTGGCAAGGTCAATGCGGGGGCTGCAGATAACCAAATATCTAACGTAATAGAAAAGAACGCTGACACTATAGCCAAGAAGATGGCAGATGAAAAAGTCACTTGGCTTAAATCTAACAAGAGTGCAGGATCAAGAATTGTTGGACTCGATTTAATCAGAAGTAGAATGAAATCCGCAATTGATGGAGAGGGTGCTTCAATCTACTTCATGAATAATTGCTTGGCAACGATAGCTACTCTGCCTATAATGAGGCGTGACCCTAACAATCCAGAGGATGTTCTCAAGGGTGCTGATGATCATGCTTATGATGAAATCCGCTATAGAGTCTTGCACGGAAATGTTAGATCAGCTACAAACATTAAGATAACTCACGTTACCTAACAACTATAATTTTATGCCAGAAGTTGACCACCAGCACCCGCTTTATGAAGAATTAAGACCTTCATGGGATCAAGTAAATGACTGTATTAAGGGAGAGCGACAAGTAAAGAAGAAGAAGGACATCTACTTGCCAAAGCCTAACCCCTCTGATGTTAGTGCGGAAAATGAGACTCGTTATAATCAGTATCTAACAAGAGCAGTATTTTACAACGTAACAGCCAGAACTTTATCTGGATTAGTTGGACAGGTATTTTCAAAAGATCCAGTTGTAGAAGTTCCAACATTGTTAGATTCTATCATTGAAGACTCAGATGGCTCTGGCGTTTCTCTTGTTCAGCAAAGCAAATGCGTCTTAGGTCATGTCCTAGCTAATGGCAGGGCTGGCTTGTTTGTTGACTACCCTACAGTTGAAAGAGTAGCGACAAGACAAGATCAGTTAGATGGATCTATTCGACCTAACATCCTTCACTATGATGCGCCTTCAATCATCAACTGGCGAAGCGAAAGACAGGGTGCAAAGAATCGTCTAACACTAATTGTTCTATCGGAAACCTATGTAGATAGTGACGATGGATTTAAAGAGGAAATTGTAGAGCAATTCCGTGTTCTAAGATTGGTTGAAGGCATTTACCAAGTGCAGATCTACAGGAGAAGCACGGCACAGGGAAGCGGGGCTTATGGCTTGGTTGAGGAATACACTCCGACAAGCGCACAAGGAACGCCTCTAACACAAATCCCTTTCCAATTTATCGGCTGGGAAAATAACGATGAAGAACCAGACCTTCCCCCGCTTTATGATCTATCGGTTTTGAATCTGGCACATTATCGCAACTCTGCAGATTATGAGGAAGCTTGCTACATTGTCGGGCAACCTACGCCATACATGACGGGCTTAGATCAGTCATGGGTGGATGATGTTTTGAAGGGGCAAGTTCACTTAGGATCTAGATCAGCCGTGCCACTGCCAGAAGGCGGCTCTATGGGGCTTGTGCAAGCCTCTGCTAACTCTATGCCCAAAGAGGCGATGGATACAAAGGAGCGTCAAATGGTGGCGTTAGGGGCAAAGCTCGTAGAGAATAAAAACGTCCAAAGAACAGCGACTGAAGCGGGGATGGATAACGCATCCGAAACAAGCGTTTTAGCTTCTGCAGCTAACAATACAGCGGAGGCATTTAGAACGGCTCTTGGATGGTGCATGGAGTTTGTCGGAACAAATGGAGAAGTTGATTTTGAACTGCATACAGATTTCGTAAATCACACTCTTAATCCGCAAGAGCAAGGGGCTTTACTTTCCCTCTGGCAAAACGATGTTCTAACATGGGATGAGCTTAGAGATAATCTAAAGAAAGCTTCCATTGCAGAACTGCCTAACGATGAAGCAAGAGACATTATTGACGCAAGCGCATTAGATGGGCTGGATCAGATTGATGATGAAGTTGATGATGTAGAGAATGGCTAGATCTATTACAGACATAGCAACTAGGCATCAAGTGATGCTTGAGAGGCTCAAAGCTGGAAAAGCAAAAGACTATCGTGTTTTAGCGAAAAAGTTTGAGGCTGATTTATTGACTGCAGCTAACAGGCTTGGAGTTGATTCGTTAGATCAGCTAACAAAAAAGGAATTGAATCTATTGCTTCGCAATGTGACCAAGTTGAATAAAAAATATCAAGCTGCAATCGTAAAGGATCTTGATAAAGATCTGCGAAAGTTGGCAAAGGATGATGCGATTTTTGAACGTCAAACTATCAACTCTTTTCTCGTTACTGGCAATGCAGCCTCGGCAGCAAACTTGGCTTATGCTGCAGCTTTAACTTCCCCTATTAGCGCAACTGGAGAGTTGTTAGAACCATTTATTAAGAACTGGTCTAGGACAAGGGTAACACAAGTCAGCGGGGTTATTCGCAAGGGATACAAGGAGGGGCAAACACTAAGCCAGATGACGCAGCTAATAAGAGGCACAAGGGCTAACAATTTTAAGGATGGTTTAACCTCTTTGCAAACAAGACAAGCACAAGCAGTAATCAGAACAGCGGTGCAACATGTTAGTGCTACTGCTAGGATGCAAACTTGGGAGGCTAACAAGGATATAGTTAAAGCATACAAGTGGCGTTCCACATTAGACGGGAGGACAACGCAAAGATGCAGAAGCCTAGACGGGTTAGAGTTTGAGATGGGCAAAGGACCGATGCCCCCTATTCACATTAATTGCAGATCAACAATTAACTTTGTGTTAGATGAGGCTTTAGGTTTAGGCGATTTAGATAAGGGGGCTACAAGATCAGCACTAGGCGGGGAAGTTCCAGCAAAGCAGACTTATTACGATTGGCTAAAAACCCAGCCTAAAGACTTTCAAAGATCAGCAATCGGAAAACAAAAAACGACTTGGCTAAATGACGGAACTTTAAACTCTGAGCAATTCGCAAAGCTCAATCTTGATAAGAATTTCAAACCCTTATCGTTAGATCAGATGAGAGAAAAAAGAGCAATGATGTTAAAGTAATGGAATTAAGTAATACAGCAAAGAACAGCGTAACCAATGATCTGTTAATCAGCAAAGCCTCTAACGAAAGTTATCGTAAGGGCTATGATAGGATCTTTGGAAAGAAAACAATCTCTGGCAAGTTGCCAACAGAACAAAAAACAAAAACCAAACAAGGAAAAT